TCTCGTTGCACTTCAACTTCGCATCGCTAGAACTGGCAAAACAGAGTCCATCGGGCGCGGTCTTACGACTGCCTCGCTGTACCCTTATTTTACCGTTCATACGAGCGGGTGGAAGAACGGCGCACGCAATCGGACGAAGAATTTCTCTTCGCTGGATGGCGTGCATGCATACTTTTACAAACTTAGTATACATGGTTACCTTTCGGATATTGACTACGATGAGGCATGGGCCCGGGCTTCTTGCCTGGCTCCACTTGCAGCGACTCTAGGAAAACACGACTTCGGATCGAACCCCTTGCGGGAACGGTCTGTTGGTCTTGGTTTTCCGGAAAACGCCCCTGACGTTCGTTGGTACGATCCTATAGAAGGAGAGTACCAGCAGTTAGTGGCGTTACCCGTTTTCACGGTAAAACGTGAGAACGACGAGTCGTTTATGTAGATCTTTTACGAAGGGCTTCTTCAAGTACAGGGATTTGCATCCCTGTACACCAACTGTTCCTCAACTTCATACGGGAGTACTAGAAAATGTCGCGAACACGCACGCGTGATGATTTCCACGGCCTATCTCAGTTCGGCCTCGAAACATATACGGGGAGTTGCTCATCCTATGGATGGCAGTCCCCTGTATGGTACGATGCGCCGCTGGGCTCTGGCACAAAAGAAATCATGCATGATGTCGTGACACCGGCTTTCCATAAGAAGAGCCGCGAAGGAAGGGTCATCATTAATCCGATGTCCCACTATGTTTATAAACAATCCTTCGTCCAAGGAGGCCAAGCTTGGTGGAAGCGCTCAACGCGCTTCTGCACGTCGCCCTCTCGGTACATGGAAGATCGTACCGTGGGGATGACTATAGCTGGCATCATTGGTAGTACCGGTAACTGCGAAGGTGGTGTTCTCGATATCCCTTCTGGGATTGACGATATCACGTTCAACGCAGCCCGCACTGAAGCTGCTACTGAGTGTCTTAGTAAACGGGGGCGCGGCGGTTCGAATCTTTACGAATCGCTCGCCGAATACAAGCAAACCAGACAGTTAGCGGGGAGCCTAGCCGAAAGTCTCGAGAACTTTGCCTCTGGCAAACTTCAAAAGATGATCGCAGCTGGTGCTTCTCTTTGGCTGATCTGGCGCTATGGTATTAAACCCCTTATTAGCGACGTTCAACAAGTAGCTGAGGCACTTCAAGCTGAAGCGAAGATACGGCGCGAAACGACTCGCGTGATGACTGGCGTCACCGGCACAAAGACCGATGAGTTTTATGCCACGTCATTTAGCGGGTCACATAGTCCTCTTGTCACTCGCGTGACTCAGGATTCTGTAACATTCCGTGCTATGTCTTTAGACGAGTATGTCGACACGCAGATGCTGCGTGCCGGCCTCAGCCTGAAGAACCTACTCACCGTGCCGCTCGAGTTAATTACTTTGAGCTTCGTGGTGGAGTGGTTCGTTAACATCCAGGCTGTCTTCGGAGCAATTGCTCCGTCGCCGAGCTTCAGGCAGTTGGGCTCGTGTTTGGTTATGGAACGTCATCAGGAGTGCACGTACACGGTGATGGGTGGTGTACCAAAACCCACCTACACTATGTTGGAGTACTCCAGTGGCACGGGTGTGATTTCCCGGCATACCAAGGCGAGATCGGTGGGCCTGCCGGCTCCGGGTGTTGTGCTGCGCTCGAACTTTAAGTTCGACGCGTTGCATCTTACCCGGATAGCCGACGCTTCTGCGCTCATCGTAGCAACGCTTACGCGATCGAAAATTCGTGACCGCTAGCGTGTTGCACTCTGGGCGCGAATCCTCGCGCTCGGAGAACATTCTATAAGGAGTTATCCCTATGTCTCTTACTGTCAATGCTTCCACCTACTCCGCTGACTCGTTCAAAGAGAACGAAGTTCAGTACGCGGGCCCCGCGAATACCGTGTCGATCAAGGACAAGATGTCCTTGAAGCGTACGGCTCCGAAGCCCACGTCTGTTTTCAGCGGTGTCGGTCGTACCGAAGCCAAACTCACTCGCACTAAAAGTCTTACTGGTGCCCTGACGTCCTCTGCGGACCTCTTGGCTGCGGTGAACTTTACGGTTCCTGTGGGGGCTGCTGCGGCGGACATCGACGCGCTGTGTAACGACATGGGTGCATTCGTTTCGAGTGCATCCTTCAAGCTGCACGTCAAGAACCAACAGGTTAATTTCTAACCATGTGGTCTTCCGTGCGATATGCACTCATTGAGTGCATATTCAGTCGTTTACTGCGTGCGGTGCTCGCTCGCATTCGCCTTACTACAGGAGAACGTGATGTCCCCCGAAGCGAAATTGAGGTTCCGGAAACTTCAAGCAAGCTTGAAGAGTAAATCCCAGGATACGTTCTGGGAGATACTTGACGTTGTGGCCAGCTCCAATAGAACAGAGTTCTCGGAAAAGGCGCTTCCCCTCATAAGGGATCGCAATATACGAGAGCTTCTCGACTATGCTGATTATCTTGTAGCACAGAAGTATGCTACCGCACCTTTGCATTACGGTGCGAATCAGCTCGCCGCACTGGTTCGAAAGTACCCATACTCTAAGGACGAGATCGATCTTCGTCCCAAAGATGCGGCACTCGCAGCTTTCATCGAAGCGGAGCAGAAGTGCTCCGTGACGAATGCTAGACTGCGTACCCCTTTAGAGGGTTTCGAATCCCAGTTCTCAATCATGCGTAGCTTCATCGCTTATGTATTAGGCGATGAAGTACCGCTTGCAGAGATATGGGAACAGTGTGACTTTGGACCAGGCGCATCTATAGGTGTGCACGGTGATGCAACTAGTGTAGCCAGGAAACTTTCCTGCTCGCACTATTCCGTGACACCTGGATGTTACCAGTACGGCCTTGCTGCGTTCAGTACGCACGCGCAGATCTTCGAGTTACTTTGTGACTCAAAAGATCCCGCGGGCCTATTTTACGCTCACGACTACGAACTCTTTAAGGAGTCTTTTAAGTCGAGGTGCAAGGTAGTTCAACACAACAAGATATCATTCGTGGCAAAGACGGCTCGTACTCAACGTACGATTGCCGTGGAACCATTGATTAACGGTTATGTTCAAAAAGGAACTGACCAGGTCATGCGCAGACGCTTAAAACGTGTCGGCATAGACCTCTCCGATCAGGAGATTAATCAAGCGATGGCCCTTTCAGGGTCTCTCGCGTGGGAAGATTCGACAGGTTTCGTCACAATAGACCTTAAATCTGCTAGTGATAGCATTTCAAAGGAACTAGTGCGACTCCTGCTTCCCCCTTCGTGGTTCTCCTTCTTGGAGAGCATACGAAGTCCCGAATATGAACTTAATGGTGAGCGCAAAGCTTATCACAAGTTCTGTTCTATGGGAAATGGTTTCTGTTTCCCCCTCGAGACTCTTTTGTTCACTGCGGCATGCCAGGCGGTCGGTTGCAAGGACCGTAGTACACGTCATGTGTACGGTGACGATATCATCGTCCCTGGTAATGTCGCTGAGGAGCTCATACACTTACTTTCTGTGATGGGCTTCGAAGTGAACACGAAGAAGACCTGTATTTCCGGTCCTTTCCGTGAGTCTTGCGGTGGTAACTACTTTGCCGGTGTGGACGTTAGTCCCTTTACGCTTGATTTCCGCTTCGACTCTGTTGAAGCGGTTTTCAAGTTCTTCAACTTGACGCAACGCAACTCTTTTACAACGAGTTACTTTGCAGAGGCCAGGGATAGAATCCTGGACCTCTTACCTTCTGAGTATCGGCTGTTCCGTCCCTGTGAAGGGAACGACGACACCGGACTCAGTGGTAGTATGGATCAATTCCTCTCGTCTCACTATGCGCGTTGGCTTGCTGACACGCAGACGTGGGGTTGGAAGGAGCTTTCCCACTACTCTGTTAGCGATAACGAGTGGAGGAAGTTGAAGAGTAGCGATATCTTGCTACGTATTGCAGTGTTGAGGGGAGGTAACTCTCATCAACCGTACACTTACCGTCGTAAAACACGGTCGAAGCTCTGTAAAATTCGAAACGGG